TATGATTTAAACCAACTGTTTATGACTCCTAACTCCTTACAGCCCTGGGCGGAGTTTATTGAGCAGGTAATAGGTTATAAGCTTGTAACAGGTAATTCATACGTGCATTGTATTGGCCCTGATAATGGGGCTAATGCTGGTAAAATAAGGGAGCTATGGACTTTGCCATCTCAGATAGTTACTATTGTTGCAGGAGATCAGGTTAACCCGGTTAAACAATACGAATTAAAAGGCTCAAGAGATGTTGTTATCCCGGCTAATGAGGTTATACATTTAAAATATTGGACTCCGGAATATGCACAAGGCCGCTTTCTTTATGGGCTAAGTCCTATCCAGGCAGGGCGAAGGGTAGTAAGTAAGAGTAATTCTTCGTTTGATGCAATGGTAGCTTCTTTTCAGAACATGGGTGTATCTGGCATTCTTTCTCCTGATGGGTCTATTGTAGAGGAGCTATCCCCTGATCAGCAAGAAAATCTTGAAGATACCTTTAAGCGCAAGACAGGGCCGAAAAACAATGGCAATCCATTAATATCTGGGATTCCTTTGAAATGGCAGCAAACAGGAATGAGTCCGGTTGATCTGGCTATCATAGAGAGTGATAAGATGGATTTAAGAACTATGTGCAATCTGTTTCATGTTCCTTCTGAGTTATTTAATGATGCAGCTAATAAGACTTATTCAAATACTAAAGAAGCCGGTAGTGCTGTGTACACAAACGCTGTAATACCTGCTTTGACTCAATTTAGGGATGCACTCAATCAATACCTAAAACCAAGATATAAAGAGAAGATATTTATAGACTTCGATACTTCAATGATCTCTGAGCTCCAGGACGATATATCAATGCTTACTACTGCTTTGGCAAATGCTTGGTATTTAACACCAAACGAGAGGCGGGATATGCTTAGTTTTGGTATGGATGAGAATAACCCATTGATGGATGACTACTGGACACCTGCGGGGCTATTCCCGATGTCAGGGGCAATGATGGATGATATTGCAATAGAGGAGGCAGCTAAAAGACTTAAATTAAATGAGTAGTAACACCACATATCTAAATGTAATATCCAGACCTGAGTCTCGACAGACGTGGTATGAGGTGCAGAGACATCGTGCCGGGTTCGAGATTAAGTTTTCTGTTTTATTTAGACGTGTTCTAAATAAGCAATATAAAACATTGGCAGACAGTATAGATGAAACTAATTACAGGGATGAGAATATAGTTAATAACATTGATGAGGGGATGATACTATGGTCAATGACAGAATTATACAAGGCTGTTGGAAGTTATTTTGCACAAAGGACATACAAGCGATTGAAGTCGGAAGCCGGATTAATGATGACAAAGGCAGAAGAGGATGTGTGGTATCAGGAAATGATTAACTATGTTAAGCGATATGCAGGTCAAAAGATTATAAGTATAACGGAATATAGTAGGAAACAAGCTATTACTATAATCAGACAGGTAATAGAGGAATCCACTACACTAGGAGCGGTAGAGATAGCTTCATTGATCAAGAAGAGTTTAATAAGTAAAGGTATTGAGATTAATAAGTGGAGATCACTCAGAATAGCCAGAACAGAGGTAATGATAGCATCGAATGAAGGGACTGATCTGGGGGCGAGAGCAACAGGGCTTCCGATGGATAAATACTGGATACCTACATACGACAAAAGGACACGTGATACACATATGGCAGTAGCAAGCCAGAATCCAATAGATATAAACGATTCTTTTGAGGTTGGTATGTATAGAATGATGAAGCCCGGTGACAGCTCGCTGGGAGCAGGGGCAGAAGAAATAATTAATTGTCGTTGTACGTTGGCGCATAATGTGAAAACAATAGAAAATATAAAGTTATGAATGAATTTATGCTTTACAAGGATTTAACCGAGGGTGCTGTTAAGGATGTTGATACAGTAACCGGAATGATTACAGGGTATTTCTCAATATTCGGAAACAAGGATTCTGATAATGACATTATAATGCCCGGAGCATATAAGAAGACTCTTAAGGAGAATGGACCGGAAAGTCCAAAGCCTAGAATACTACATTTGTATATGCACGATTCGATGTCACCATTGGCTAAACCTTCTGTATTGAAAGAAGATAAGAAAGGTCTTTATTTTGAGTCAAAGATAAGCCATACCACACTTGGAAAGGATGTTATACAACTTTACCAGGATAAAGTACTGACAGAACATTCAATAGGTTATCAGGTAGTAAAGAGAGAGGTTGATAAGAGTGAAGACACTCAGAAACTACTTGAGTTAAAACTTTGGGAGGGTAGTACAGTATCCTGGGGTGCAAACATGGAGGCTATGGTTGAAACGGTGAAGTCTCAGGGCACTAAAGATAAAAAGACATGGGATAAGCTTCTTATGATGATGGATGCCTTAGACACAGCCTTAAAGGGTAATTACTCAGACGATACAGCGAGACAATTAGAAATACAATTTAAACAACTTCAACAGCATATTATATCACTTGCAAGAAAAGAGCCGGAAACGTCCACTCCTGATCCTGTTAAGTCGGTGACAGCTGATGACTTAATGAAGCATTTATATAAACATTTAAAAATTTAAAAAAGTGGACGAAAAAGAATTAAAAAAATTAGAAGACCAGCTAGAGAATCTCGGCAAGACGATCGATTCTAAGTTGGAAGATTTCGGCAAGAAGGCTAAAGATGCCTCAGCTGAGGATATGGCCAAAATAAAGGCTGAGATGAAAAAAGAAATGGAAGCTCCTTTAAAAGAGTACCAGGAAAAGAATGCGAAACTCCAAGAGCAGATTGACGGTCTTGAGACTTCGCTCAAAAGGGTTAATATGAATCCCGGAACGAGTAAAAAGACCTTTAAGCAGGCTATCGGAGACGCTTTAACAGATCATAAAGGATTTAAAAGCCTTAAAGAGAAAACCGGAAGGACAACCGGTGAGATATTCCTAAAGGTGGATGACATGACACAGGCCAACTCTTTTGAGAGTACGACTGTTGTAAGTCCCGACTATCAGGATGGTATTATCTTTGATCCCGATCGTACAGACCGCATCAGGACACTTATTACTCCAGGTACTACTAACTCAAACGCAGTCAGCTATGTATATGAGTATTCATTGGACGATAACACAGATGTTACTTCTGAGGGTGCTGAATACAAACAGAGTGACTTTGATCTTAAGTTAGCTACTGCCACAGTAAGGAAGATTACTGCTTATATACTCTTGTCTGAGGAGCTTCTTGAGGACGTACCCGGATTACAGAGTTATATATCCGCAAGGCTACCTTCGAAACTGAAAGTAAAAGAAGATTATCAATTACTTTATGGGGACGGTACAGGTGTTGAACTCTCAGGTATTACAACTAATGCAACTGCTTACTCTGATAACCTGGCAGATGCTGATATATCGAGAATTGACGTTCTGGTTGACGCAGCCCGTCAGGTGAGAGATGATGAGTATAAAGCGACTGCAATGTTGATACATCCTACTGATGCCACTCTTATCAAATTGACAAAAGATGATAACGGTAATTATATTCATCCTTGGATATTCATGCCAAATGGACAAATCACCCTTGATGGTATTCCTGTAGTGGTTACAACTGCAATCACAGCAGGTGACTTCTTAGTAGGCGACTTTAAGTTAGGAGCGCAGGTATTTGATCGCAGGCAGGCTTCTTTGGAGATGTCGTATGAAAATGAAGACAACTTTGTCAAAGGTATGGTTACGGTGAGAATATCAGAGAGGCTGACTTTGTGCGTCTATCGTGCAAAAGCATTTATCTATGGTACATTTACTGCTGCCTTAGCTAATGGCTCAGCATAATGGAATTGGGATAATGGGTTGCCCTTCGGGGCTTCCCGTTATTATATCACTTGAAAAAAGTGAACAAAGGAGAGATAGGTGCAGAGAGATATTAAAACAAGAGGGGTTTGATGCTAAGTTTTACTTAGTAAAGGAAGGAAAAGACAGAAGACAAGGTACTAAGGATTTTTTAAAGTTGCTTAGTGAAAACAGAAGAGATTTATTGTTCTTTGAAGATGATTTTGAG